TTTTGGCTGCGTTCGCTACGAAGTATTTGAACGAAGATGGGTCAAAAGATCAGAAGATTGATCTCGCAATTACTTTTGCTCAAGAATGTTGTAGTAAAGTCGTTAGCCAAAAGGGAGTAGCCACACCATTCTAAAATGAATCACCCTAAAATAGTTTCTTTAAAAGAGATTCTTTATAATATTAGTTCCGATCCTATTGTTTTTACAAATGGGTGTTTTGATATGTTCCATGCTGGTCATGCTCACATGCTGAAGAGTATAAAAAGATCTGCCCCTCTTGACGCTAAGTTAGTTGTTGGGATTAACAGTGATGAAAGTGTTAGGGCAAATAAGGGTCCAGACAGACCTATCATTTGTGAGGAGCAAAGGGCTTATCTGGTGGCTTGCCACGAGTCTGTAGACAGTGTATTCATATTTAATGAAGTGACCGTAGAGAGGCATCTGAGGCGTCTTAAACCAGCTTTCTGGTATAAGGGTGGAGACTACGACATTTCCAACTTGAATTTCTCAGAAAAGGATGCTGCTAAAAATACTGAGATTTTATTTGTGCCTTTCTTAGAAGGAATCAGCGCCACAAAGATAATTAATAATATTAAAAATAAATGAAAACATTCATTGTAGACATTGATGGGACTATCTGCACGGATAGTAGAGGTAGATATGAGTTAGCTAGACCTATGGGTTCTCGTATTCAGTATTTTAATGAATTGTTTAAGCAAGGCAATGAGATCATTTACTGGACAGCTAGAGGGGGTAATTCGGGGAAAGACTGGACTGAATTAACAACGAGCCAGCTTGAAGAGTGGGGGGTCAAATATACAGAGCTTAGGATGAACAAGCCATCATATGATTTTTGGATTGACGATAAAGCCTACAATGGCAATAGGTTCTTTGATGAACTTTATTTTTAGCCTGAGCCGCTTTCGGAAGAACAAGGGCAAGGGTCTGGGACAAAAAATACGAGAGTGTCGTCAACCTTTTGTATAGAAAGAATATTGGTTTTCATTTCTCCACTCCACATTTTATCTACACTTTCAGCTACGGACCTAAAACGAGCTAATGAATTTTTATCAGATGATCCGTCAGGATTCAATATTCCAAATTCGTTTTTAACTACAGATGCAGAAGCTCCTCCTTTTTGCTCCATGCCTCGGAACCACAAGTGAATATTTTCTCTAATATAAAGTTCTATTAAATGAGGGCCGTCGAACTCGGCTAGATCTAATTCTATCTTTTTTTCTTCACCAGCAGTGTTTGACCCTTCAAGTGGGCTTAGATGTTTTATATTGGTAAAACCAGAAACACTATCAGAACTATTGGATCTAACTATTTCTGCGCTTGAAATAGCTCCACTATCATCCTGTATTTTAAGTCTTATTATAAACTCTGGAGAATCATTGATTGAAAAGATATGTTCAAGCCCTCCAACTTCTATCTTCTCACCGCCATTAGCGTAGTCGAATACATAACCAGCATTGAATTTTACGTTAACTATTTCACCCGAAAGACTAATTTTAGGCAGAAAGGGCGTAGATCTTTGAATAAAAAAATCTGAATTATCGTCGCGATATTCAATAAAATTTGTGTCGTTGGCCATTAGACTTCTAATATATTAATATACTCACCTTCTTCTCCGATAAAATACAAGTGTTTAAAAGATTTAAAAGACTTATAGTTTATAGGTTTTATGTATTTTTCTAAAAGCTCTGGGTTGTTGCAAAAGAAATATTTTTTGCCTCCAGCCTTCAGAGTCCCATCAGGCCAGAGATATTCTTTTTCTGCAAAGTAGCAATCTTTTAGTTGGGTATTATGCCAAGTCTCTAAGTAAGCAAACTCATTATCGAAATCATGTCTTTTTGTTTCGATCTCTAGTTTCTTTTTAAGAATTGTTTTCACTAAAAGATTTTATAGAAAAAAAGAGAAAAAATCAATTACTCTTTTACTTCTTTATCCTTTCCTTCTTTTTTCATCTTCTCAATAATTTTTTTCTGGAGTGCTGGTGGAAGTTGTTTTTGTTTTTCAGTAAGTTCTCCTTTGCTATCATCCATCATCATAGCTCTCATTTTACCGTATTGCACGGCACAAGCACTATAAGTTTCTTTATTCCCCATCCCAGCAGTGTTGGTGAAGGTTTCGTCTTCAGACGCGCACATGCTCATGTAGGATTTATAAACGCCAGCTTCTGCGGCGGAATATTTCTTAGCGATAGTTACTTCCATTTCTCCAGCTTCATTGAAACGAGACTTACTTTCCAGAGGATTTTCAAAGTTTTCCATAGTATAAAAGGTTTATATCATTATAATACACCAAATACTATAATAAATGGAAAAAGTAGCATTTCTTAATTTAACTTACAACTCTTTCACTCAGAATTCTGTCTGGAAGAAATTTTTACAAAGCGGGTCTCAGGATGAATTTAATTTATACATCCATCCCAAACATAAAACCCCAAGTATTTTCTCTGATTTTTACATAGAAAACCACATTCCTACTCAATGGGGTCATTTTTCTTTAGTCGAGGCTACAATTGAGTTGATGAAGTCAGCCTTGGAGGATGAGGAGAATGAGTATTTTACTTTAATTAGTGATTCCCACTTTCCATTATATAATTTGCAGGACACTGTTGATTCAATCAAAAAAAATTATAAAAAAATGACTTTTATGAAGCATTTAAGTTTTCATACTAAAGACAAGAGTAGATTGGTGTTAAGAGACGGGGTTAAAAACAATAGATTTAAAGAATATAATGCGGTTTGTCAGTTCTTTGTTTGCAGGAGGTCAGATGCACAGAGGTTTGTGGATACTTTCTCAGAATTTTCTCAGTATTTTCATAAGGACAGGGTGGTCTTAGCAGATGAATTTTACTTTTGGGCAGTTGCAAATGATCTTGGGATGGATTTTGATATAGGGCAAGGGACTTGTTTTAGTGATTGGAGTATCCGTTTAGATGGGGATGGCAAGCAGGAACGTAATCCTAGATCTTTTAAAGTTTTGAACGATAATTTAGTTGACCACTATAGGGGGCAAGGTTATTTATTCGTCAGGAAGATAACAGCAGAGACTTTAAATTCTTCCAATCCTTTAAAAAAATGCAAAATACAGTAGAATTATTAGGGTATTACGGTGATGATGAAGTGATTGCTTGTAGTGCTTGGACATCAACCAGTAGAGATTTAGATGAAAAGAAAAGAGAGAGAATTCCGAAGCTCATCAACATGCTTTGGAGCCACGGACACGAGACCCCTTTTGAAAAGGGTAGCGTCCATTTTCTTGTTGATTGCGATATTGCCAGTCATATTCATTTACTTAAGCATAGATTATCTTCGCTTAATGCTGAGTCGGCGCGATACAAAGAGTTAAAAGAGGATAAAACTTTTATCCCTGATGATTGGCCAGAGTTTTGGCAACAACAGTTAAAACAATATACCGAAGATGGCAATAGGCTTTACCACAAATGCCTCGCTGATCTTGAGCCAGAGCTAGGGCGCAAACGAGCAAAAGAATCTGCTCGTTTCTTCAAAACTTATAATAGTCGTATACAGGCGGATGTGCAGTTTAATATGAGGAGCTTTGCAAACTTTATTAAATTACGTAAGAGCGAACATGCTCAAAAAGAAATTAGAGAGATAGCAGAGAAAATGCTTGACTTGGTTAAGGGTATAGAAGATAATCCTTTTCAACATACCTTAAATAGTTGGGGTTATTAAATCATGAATAAGTTAGTTAAAATATCATTAGTTGTTGCTGTAATATCTTTTGTTTTTAAATTTGGGGTAGATGCCTATGTCAATAGAGGGGCAGACTATCCAGAAGGTCCGACAGTAAACGGTGAAGAGTTGTTTGTTGATATGAGGACAAATACATTCTATACGTCTGCTAATATGGAGGATGACTCCAAATTTACAGGGACTTCCATCCGCTACCATATCAATGGAGAGATGTTAGCGAAAGCTGGCCTTCTTGAAGGGAAGCTGCATGGTTCGTTTGATAGCTGGTATGAAAATGGTCAGAAACAAATGTCTCTTATATGGTTACATGGGGAAAAGTTCCGTAGGTTTAGAGCTTATCGTTCTAACGGAGACAGGATCAAAGGAGATGGGAATGAAATAGCACAGAAGATTTTTTCTGGAGAAATGCTGTTAGAATAATTATACTAGATATTATGGGAAAAGAAATATACCATGCTAATCCAGAAAACGATGCATTCATGCGGGTAGACTTTGATGGAGTTCGATACTTTAAAGATGTTAACCGCACCGTTAAGCATAGGAAAGGTAAGCCAGCAGTCATTTTAAATAATGGGTGTGAAGAATATTGGGATCATGGCAGATTACACAATCTAGATGGCCCAGCTATCACAACAAAAAATGGTAAAGAAGTTTATTATTTGGGTGGCAGAAGACTTAACTACAGCCAATGGATGGAAGTTAAAAATAAATTTAGTTTCAGTGAAGAATAATATTAGTGTAAACATTACTCATGAAGATAACAGGAAAACAATCAGTAGAGATCGAAATATCAGAAGCTCAAAGGCATCTAATTGCATTAGATTATATTTCCGAAATATTTGAATGGGATACAGATTTTTTTATTGAAGATGGTTGGGTTATCAAAAGAGAGATAGCGCATACTTCACATTCATTTGAGCTTAAGAATAAAGTGAGAGAGGCGACAAAAAAAGACTTGTGCCTTTATGATATATTTAAAACATTAAAAAAACAATCTTTCTAAACGTGGTCCCTAATATTTGTCATTTTATAGCGGGGATGTCCCCGGATGAAGAATTTAAATTTGTTTACTATGTTTCAGTTGTATCTGTAATAAAGATAAATAAACCAAAGAAGGTTAATTATTTTTACTCATTTGAACCTCATGGTCGTTGGTGGGAGGAGTTAAAGAAAATAAAAGAGGTTGAACTTCATCAGGTTCCTCTGCCAACACACTTCGGAGAAAAAGAAATCATTCATCCTCAACACAGGGCAGATAAACTAAGGATGGAGATCTTGAGGGAATATGGAGGAGTCTATCTTGATTTTGATACCATATGCGTCAAGCCTTACGCCAAAATGCTGAAGTATAAATATGCTATGGGGGTCGAATCTCAAAATGCTTTATGTAATGCTATTATATTCTCTGAGCCTAAAGCTGAATTTTTAGATTTATGGTCTGAACCATATGTAGAAACGTTTAAACCGGACGGTTGGGGGGAGGCTTGTGTCCAGTTGCCGTTAGAAGTAGCGAAACAAAACCCTTCTAAAATAACTTTGTTGAGACCAGAATTATTTTATCGGCCAATGTGGTATGAAACACAAAAAATATTCTGTGACCTTTGTCCTGTAGTCCCTAAAGATTTATACATCCTACACTTTTGGAATAAATTTTCTCAAGATTACACGGACAACATCAAAGGTTTTGATTGGGCTAAGAAGAATTACCACACTTTATATGGTAAACTCCTCCTTAGGTTGTCCTGATTTTTTATTACACGAAAAAGTCGCAAGTTTAAGCGGGATTTAGGCAAATAAGGGGTTAACTATCTTAAGAAAATGATCGAGTTAAAGAATTATTTGTGAGCGCAAAATTATAATTAAAATCTAGAGAAGTATTCCCATCAACACTAATCGATTCTGTTGCAGATATCAAAGAACAGTCACTTATGCTGAAGTCAACAGTGTTACCAGAATTTTTGTCTAAAGTAATGTTAATTTTATCTTTACTTAAAATTAAAGATGACACATCTAATCCAGTTACTTGGTTTTTAATTACAGAAAAAGATATTTCTCCGTTTAAAGGGAAGGTGGGGTATCTTCTTTCTGGGACTCTTTTACCTACTCTCGTTGTGGTTGTTCTTGGTATAGAGAAACTAAGAGAAGCATTTTGTATTGGAAAGCTTTCTGCTTGTAGTTCTGGAGTATAAGGTATGTCTGTTTTTGTAGTAGAGACAGAAATTTCTGCAGGTCTAAATGTATTATAAGAATCACTAAGTTCGCTGGTGATGGCATTGTCAGGATCATATGAGATACTATCAGCTTCGTAAGATATAGAGACACTTGGTATTTCGCCTACAGATAAATTTAAAGAATAGCTAGAAAGATAAGCTCCATCTATTTCGTTTTCTCCAGCGTTGTCTTTTATTTTTATATTAAATTTGTCTACAGAAATCAAATCGTTAAACCCAGCAGCTCCTGTAAAATGGAAAAAGGGGTCGAAAGCCGTCCCTCCTTCTACCACATGGTAATCCATCGAGAAGTTTGTTGTTTGATTAGCTGTTAGTAATCTATCTGTGACTTGGTGATACCCTAAGTTTCTAATCTCATTAACCTGCTTTGAAGTATCGAATGAAACGGATTGAACTCCAGAGATTCGGATGTCTTCAACGAAGACTTGGGTATCACTTGAATGGACGCGAGTAACAGGCATTTGTATATATTATATACACTATAAAGAAAAAACCCACTCCCATCGGAAGTAGGTTTTTGAAGTGAACGAATTTTTAATCGTTTTTACTCTATTTCTTCTGACTCTTTAGTGCTAATGAGACCAAGCTCTTTAGCGAAAAGAGTTCCAACAACCACAGAGGCTTCGGGCTTCAAAATCCTGAGTAAATCCAGTAATTGAACTTTCACGGTCGTGTTAGCGCCTTTCGGCCTACCAACTTTTCTTTTTTGTTTTGTATCGTTCATGATAAATCTTTATTTCTTTGTTCTTTCAGCATCGCTTTGGCTAATATCGCGTAATTTACGATATCATCACAAGCATCTTCGACGCTTTCATTTGCTACCTTTAGCTCTTTGTCATTTGTAAAGGATCTGATTCTTTGGATCTTATCAATGACTCTAAGTAGTAATCCTTGCACTGGATCAATCCCAAGGACAGATGCGGCATTAAAGTTTGCGAAGGGGTCTTTAGAGGTTTTACCTCCAGTATAATCATTATTTTTTTGCCTCATAATTTCCCTGCAAGTTTCGCAGGTTTCTTTATGTAGTTTTAGTAGTTCTTCAGTTGTCATAATTATTTTTTTTTGATTCCATTCTTTCGATATGTCTTTCCCAAATATCTCCCTGACCATTTTGAGATTTCATTTCTTCTATCTTGGCTTTATATCTAGCTATTCTTTGTATTGCTAAATTTTTTCTAGCTTCAGCATAGACAACAAAAGGAAATTTTAACCAGCAAAAGATTCCGACAAAGAAACCCACGGGAATCCCTATTAAAATAGAGCCTATGATAGTGAAAGTATTTTCAATAGTGTTCCTCATTTTACTGTATACCAAGTTGGGGATTCTCTCCGAGTCCACTTAGCGAACCTAGATTTGTCATAATTATAATACTCTCTATATTTTTCGACAACAGAAAGATTTTCAAACTGAGGGTGAGTCCTGCACTTTTGATCTTGACTAATCGCTACAGCAAATTCTGTGAGGGGTCCAGCCGGGACATTTGATCTATGCATATTCAGCATGCACCACAGTATAAATTGTTCTGAGAAGTGATCTTTGTCTGTCCTAAATTTCTTTTCTCTTGCCATCGCCATGCCGTGACGAATTAGCCACATCATATTAGATTTTGTTTTCATGGACCAGATTGTGCATGGATGTTTGGCATAAGAATGTTTTCTAGCATTACCTTTTTGGCTTCTTGGGCAGTCAGGTTCAGCTAAAGTCTCGACAGTAAAACAATTAGCGAGCATTTGAGCAGTCTCGACGATCATCTTGGATACGTGTTT